GTTGTTTTAATCAGATCGTTGCCTTGCGCAACAGAGTTTTGGCAGAAACACCAGAGCCCTCGATCTGTGGACTTCAGTCACTGCGGAAGAGCCTTAACACACTCTTTGGCCATATTAGGATTCGACCCTGGAGTTTCCAGGCAGTGCTTGAGAGCTTTCAAGATCAGAGAAGAAAGATCTACGAGCGAGCGTTACATGAAATCATCACTCAAGGTGTCACTCGGCATGATTATAAGATCAAAGCATTCGTCAAAGGCGAGAAATTCGATCCAACAGCCAAAGTCAACCCTGATGCTCGTGTGATACAAGCTCGCAGTCCAAAAGCAAATCTGATGATAGCCAGGTACTTAAGACCTATGGAGCGGAAAGTTTATGGACTCAAAGACCGTTTTGGTCTCCCCTTGTTTGCTAAAACAGCTGGTGCATTTGACCGTGCACACATCATTCGGGAGAAATTTCGGTTTATGGGCCCTAGGACGGTCTGCTTTTCACTTGATGGCAAACGTTGGGATATGCACATCAAATCTGGAGTGCTTCGTGAGGAGCACCGTGTGTATAATTCTATGTGCTACGATCTTGAGCTAAAGAACATATTACAACAGCAGCTCATAAATAGTGGAAAAACCCGGAGTGGAATTCGTTATACGGTGAGAGGATGTCGGATGAGTGGTGACATGAATACAGCGCTGGGGAATTGTGTTTTGATGTGTGGTATGATTCATGCCGCCATCGAGACCATCCTCGGACCTGATGCCTGGTTCACAATCTACGACGATGGAGACGATTGCCTGCTATTCCTTAGGGAGGAGGACGTTGACAAGGTTCGGGATAACATCACAGACGTGTTTTTGGGTTACGGACAAGAACTTGATCTGCAAAATGAGGCACGTGACCCTTGTGACGTTGTGTTCTGTCAATCCAAGATGGTGAAAACCGAATTGGGCTGGCAAATGGTTCGAGATTGGCGCAAAGTGCTGTCCCATGGAACATCTGGGACCAAGCATTGGAATAACATCAAGTTAGTGCGGCCAATGATGAATGCAGTAGGCAGTTGTGAGTTGGCACTGAATCGAGGCGTACCGATATTGCAGAG